GGCCCGGAGCAGTCCGGGCCTTTTGCTGACCGTCAGCAAAACCCATACATCCAATACTCATCGCACGACCACAACCAGATAGACGCGATGTGCCGGTAGCTGCGTCGGGCTCGGGGTAGGCGTGGGCGTCGCGGTGGGCTCAGGTGTGTCGGTCGGGATCTGCGTCGCCGTCGCCATCGGATAGCCGTCCCACTCGATGGGCGTGGCCGTCACCGGGCCCGGATAGGCCCAGTCGGTCAGCACGATCGCGGTGCGGTACTCTGAGTCATCCTGTCCACGCGCCGTCAGCGCTGCGCCGGCGCAGAGCGAGGCCAGGAGCGCGAGCATGGTGACCGGCGACCCGTGGCGCATCACCCCACCCGCACGCTCAGGCCGGGCGCGAGCACGATCGACTCATCCAGCCCCTTGCCGCTGATGGTCTTGGCGAACCGCCAGCTCGCCACCATCTCACCGCTGACGTGCTGCCAGGCGGCGGCCTGCGTCCATCCGGGCGGCAGGGCGGGCGTTGTGTCGATCGGGCGTTTGTAGTTAGCCACGATGAGCGGGTAGTCGCCCACCACATCATGCGCCTGTGGCAGATGCTCGATGACCCACGACTGTCGGGTATAGGTTGCCAGCGGGACGCCCATCGCTGTCAGCGCATCGACGTAAGCGCGCAGCTCGCCGTCTGAGTGGTCAGCGTTGGTGCCCTCCAGGTCGATGCAGACCGTGGGCAGGCGCGTCATTTTACCGAGCGCGGCGGTCAGCGCCTCGACCTGCGAGCGCCAGCTGACGGTGAAGCTGAAATAGACGTATCCGAACCATGGCAGGCCCGCGGCTCGACAGCCGGCCGCATACAGGTGCCACTCGGGATCGGTGAGCGTGCCGGCGGCCAGGCGGATCATGGCCGCCTGATAGCCGTGCATCTTGAGCACCGGCCAGTCGATATCTTTTGGATCTTGCCAGGCACTGACGTCGACAAAGCGCGCACCCTCGCTGAGCGTCAACAACTCGCCGATCTGCTGCTGAGGCGGCGTCACAGCCGGGCGCGGCTTGAGGTTGGGCGCCCAACAGTAACCCGCCACCGGCCAGTCGATTTGCATCCAATCCGTGATGCGTTGCAGTGCGCGCACCTGTTTGCCGTTTGGCATTGAGCACAGCACGTTATCGAGGTTGGCCGTCGACATCGATGAGCGCACGCGCAGGCCAAGAGAGGCCTCGACGGTGTGCGTCCAATCATCGGGCACGTCGGTGCGGTTGCAATCCGGCTTCACGCCTTGCTGACGGTCAGCAACTGTGGCCGCGATCAGGTTGCTGTTGAACTCCTCAGCGTCATTCATCTCGAAATCCTTCCAGCGCGCCGTGTCGCCATAGGTGAACACGCACGCACAGACCACATCGGCATCTCGCTCGAGCTCGGCATTGAAGTCGAGCATGAAGCGCCAGTAGTCGGACTGGCTCACATTGCCGGCGCGCCATCCGCCGCCAACCCATTGGTCGCCTACCTTGATCCTGTCGAGCCCGCACTCGGTGATGGCCCAGCGGTATCCGGGAGCGTAGCGGCGCAACATGCGATGGCGCAGCAGGTTGTGTAGATCCTGACCGGCCAGCAAGTTGATTGCACCGTACTCGTGCAGCCCGATCAGGGCCGATGCGTCGCCATCGTGGGCGGTGTAGGTCGCCATAAACGCCGCAAACCGCTCGGGTGTCGGGTTGCCGGTGGCGAAGTTTCCGATGACGGCGCGCAGGCCGCGCGCCTTGAGGAGCCGAGACCGGATGGCCTCGACCTCGCCGTACCAACGCGCATCGTCGTCGGTGTCAAGTCGCGGTTCGTTCGCGCCCTCGACCCAGATATTGCCAGCCGCGCGCACGTCGGCCAGTCGCACGAACATCTCAGCGCAGGCCTGCGCTTCGCTGAACTCGGGATGCCGGCGCAGGTCTGACAGCTGCTCGATGTCGCCCGGCGCGACCCTCCGATAGATCACCTGCATGGCCGGCGCCGACTGCGCCACGCCATAGGCCCGGGCCGGGTCGTCGATGACCTTGAGCCAGCGCGCGCCAGCAGCCAGGATGCGGTCACTCCACGGACTGGCGCTTGCATCCCAACAGGCGTCGTGGATGGTGAGCTTCATGTCTATGAGCCCGACACTTGATACATCCCAAAAAACTGGATGTTGCAGGACGCGTTCGTGAAGTTCGCGGCTGGGACTGCGACAGCTATGGCATTGTCAAACGACTCGAACAGCTTGATCGTGTTCCCGCTGGCGACAATGGCGCCGGTCAGTTGCAGCGCACCGGCCGCATAGTTGAAGTTGCTGATATAGGTGAACGCCACGCCAGAGTTGATGGTGGCGGCCGCATCAAACGGGATGCCGGCAATATACATGGTCCCGGTGGGCGCGACCGTGATCGCGCTGATCGCCACGACACCATGGATAAAGCAGAGCTGGCCCATGCGAGTGTAGCGCCCAACCTGCGAAGCATAGGTAAAGGTTCCAGCCGTACCACCATCGCCAAAGAAGAATGGCGTCCAACTTGTTTCTGGACTCGGAGCCCCTGAGCCAATGGAACGCGCTTTGAGTTCGAGCGCCTGCAAGCGCAGTTCATAGCCGATGTTGCCGATCATTGAATGACCTCAATCGCCCCGGTGACGGTCTCGTTGCCAATGCCATCCACAGAGACCGTCACGGCGCGCACCAAAGCGGTGGATTGGATGCCGTCGAAGGTCACATTGACCAGATCACCCAGGCCCCAATCGCGCTGGTACTGCGTGTCCTCCGTCGAGACCAGATCGCCGTCCAGCATCCATAGCGGCCGACCCGCCATCGTCTCAGCATCCGCGCGATCGATCAGCGCGGCATCTGTCGTCAGTTGAGTATCTTCTACCGCTGCCTCGCGCAGGCTCCAGGTCGAGGCCTGCGAGCGCGCGGTGTCCTCGCTCACCTGGACATTGCGCGCATCTTCCTGCCCTTGCCCGAGAGCGTAAGCGTAGTTGCACTCATCGCGGCTTACGAACGTCAAGCGCCCGTTGACGAAGTTCCCGAACTCGGGCCCAAAGGTCAGCGCATTCTGTCCGCTGGTCAGGTCTTGACCCAGTTGCCCAACGTTGACCCGAAACTCAAACGCGCTGCCCACAGGGACCATCTCCCAGTAGACGGGTGTACCGGCACTGCGGGCCGCATTTGAGATTTTGCGCAGCACGTCAGCGACATTGTTATACGAGAACCCGAGTGACAGTGACGGACCCAGGCCCACATCAGCCTGCACCCCGAACAACGCCGATGAGATGCTGGCCGTGGCCTGGCGCCCGTTGCCGGTCGTGGCCGACGATCCCAGGTTATAGCGCACGATGGCGCGCATCATGTCGTCGGCCTGATCGGTCTGGCTGGCCTGCGCATTCCCGGCGGGGTAGGCCACCACCCGACCGGACAGCACCCAGCCCATGCCCGGGCCGGCCACCGTGCGCGCAAATCCGGATGGCGTTTGCGCGCTCGACCAGTCTCGGATGATCCCGGCAAAATCGACCGCCAACACACCACCCGGAGCACGGCGCGAAATGCGGACGAGTTGATCCTTGGCGAGGTCGCGCAGCGGAATCGACGGCGGTAGCGCAATCTCGAAATCGCCGTCCGCGTTGAGTGCCTTGGTGTAGCGGAAAGGGCCCACGTCCGACAGATACGCGATGCGCTCATTGCGCGGCGTCATCCACTCGATCTGAAACTCAGGGGTGTTCATGCGCCGCCATCCGCGCTCCAGTAGGACGGCGTCCAGTGGAGCAACATCGACACGTTGGTGAGCGTGCCCGTGATAAAGGAAGCGAGCGCGTTCGCGCCAGGCAGCAGCTTGAGGTTGACGACGTCGCTGGCCGCCAGCGGGTTATCCGTGATCCGGCCGGCGAAATCGCTCGTCAGCTGTTTGCGCGCGGTGGTGAGATCGAAGGTCACGGTCTCTCCCGCCTGCACCGGCAGATTGAAGTACAGGCGATGATCGGTGGATTGGTTCTCGAACCATTGCACCGTCGCGCTGCCGCTGGGGTTGGCGTTGATCACGTCCAGGCGCATGAACGTGGCCAGCGTGCCATCGTTCTCGACCGTCGACAGGCCCGAGACCAGCGCGCTGCCGGCGGTGTCCAATCCGACGTAGAGGTCGTCGCCGTAGGCAAACACACAGCCGGCCGTCGTGAAGGGCGTCCCGGGGAAGTCGGCGTCCAGATGATGCCAGCCGGATCCATTCCAGCCCGCGATCCGGTCGGCGATGGCGAGGCCGTCCGCCGTCGTGAAGCCGCCGCAGGCCACCAGCTCGCCACCGGGGCTGATCGTCAGGCTGCGCACCAGTTCATTGAGGCCACTGCCGAGCGCGCTCCACGCCGACCCGTTCCAGCGGGCGATGTAGGGGATGGAGGAGCCGCCCGCCGTCGTGAACGATCCACCCACATAGACGTCGCCATTGGTGCCGATCGCGAGCGCGCGCGCGGTGTCGTTCAGTCCGCTGCCCAGGGCCGAGAAAGCCGACCCGTTCCACCTGGCCACGCGAGCCGCGGACACACCGCCGATCGTCGTGAATGCGCCGGTCATGTAGACGTCGTTCTCGGATGACACGGCAAAAGCATTGACGACGTCGTTGGCGCCCGTCGATAGCGCCGCCCAGGTCGATCCGCCGTAGGTCACTACGTTGTCGGCGTTAGCGTTGGCATTCCAGTTTGAGAAGTTTCCGCCGACATAGACAAGCCCGGCATGATCCACCGCCAGCGCAAAGACCGAGCCAGTCGGAATGACGGCGCCGAAAGAGGTCCATGTGCTGGTGGCGATGTTCCAGCGCGCGAGGTAGTTTTGTGAGGATGATCCACCGACTGTGGTGAAATTACCGCCCACCCACACGTCGCCGTTTGGTGCTACTGCGATGGCATAGACGCCGTTTGGTGTGACGCCCTGACCGAGCGCCCGAAACGTGGTCCCATCCCAATAGCAAATCCGATTGACCAGTACGCCATTGGCGTGCGTGAAATCTCCGCCGAAATACACGCGCCCACGCTGTCGATCCACGGCAATGGCGCGCACGGTCGAATTGAAGCCTGTACCAAGCGCTTGCCACTGCCCATTGATCCGGGCCAGGCCATAATTGGCCGTCAGCGAGTCTCGATAATCAAGGTCGAAGGTCTGCTGATCATCGGCATACCAGAATGGATCGGCCGCGAGCAGTTTGATTGGCGCGATCTCGTCCACGTGCAGCAGATCGCTGAACCCTTCCATGCCGCCGTTGTAAAAGAACCCAGCGTAGACGCGACGATCTGAACCCGGTCCCGCATAGCCGATCGTTACCGGCTGATCACCAGACACAGAGTCTGGTTTGAAGAGGTCGAACACCTGCGCGCGTTTGGCGGACAGCGCGGCCCACGTGTCCTCCTGACTGCCGGCATCCTCGACGGTGTAGTGCAGATAGAGTTCGATTTCCCTTGGCAACACCCTGACGCCCTGATGGATGGCGCCAGGCAGGAGCGATGCGCTGAAGAGCTGGTTCGTGATCAGCGGGACGCCAATGTGCTTGGTCCCGTCGACGACCTCGATTGCGTAGTCGTCGAGCAGATTGCGCTCGCGCCCACCCGCGCGAACCTGAGCGCTGCGCGTGCTGGAGCTGGCATGATAGAGCCCCGTCCAGCGATAGCCGTCACCGAGCGAGCCATCGATATAGGTCGTGCCATAGTCGTTGGCCTCGACCTGGACAGCGTCTACAAAGAAATCGGCCTCGGTCGGAATGCGGATATCGAGCCGCTGTGATCCCGAGGCCTCGCTGGCCGGGATCGACACGCCGTAACGCACCCACCCCCCTGCCCGACCGCCAATGATCGAGGCCGCGTGGAATGCGCGTCCATCCAGCGACACTTCGGGCGTTACGGCATCGGTGGCATACAGATAGAGCGAGGCATAGTGATCGGCGTTGGATAGCGTCGAGAGGCCAAGCCATAGGCCGTCGTAGGGCTTGACCGTGGTCACCTGATAACAGCGCACACCGAAACGCGCCCGCGTGACCACCCGCGCGACGGCCGCGATGCCAAACGATGGCGACGGGCTGCCCGATGGCGTTCCACTGGCCGAGGCCGATGGACTGCGACTGGCGCTCGCCGAGGGCGAAATCGACGCCGACGCCGACGGGCTGCGGCTCTGCGATGCACTTGCGCTCACCGACGCCGACGGGCTACGGCTCTGGCTGGCTGAGGGCGAAGCGCTCCCGGACGGAGACAGACTGGTCGACGGCGAGCCCACAAACAGGCCGCCGTAATTGTCCGGCATCTCCGCGCTCGGGTTGAGCACGTAATTGGTCCCGGCCTCGGGCACACGCACATACCATAGTCCGCTCATCAGTATGCTCCTGCTACAGCGCGTTGATACGCGTACTGCATATTCGCCTGCACACCATAGTAATTGTAGGTGTTTCCGCCATTGTTGCTGGTCGCGTTGGTCACGCTCGTCACCGCGCCACGCATGGCGCCCACTGTCCCACCGATACCGCTCGTGATCCCGAGCGACATCCCGGCCATCATGTTTTTACCAACGCCCGCGAAAAGCTTCGATGGAGACGAAATCCCCAGGAACCCCTTGGCCGCCTCGAATGCGGCTTTAGCGGCCGCGATCGCGGCATCAACCACGAACTGCGTGGCCGACGTGATCCCATTGGCCAGGCCCTGCAGGATGTCACTGCCGATCTTGCCCCAGTCCTGAGTCAGGAACCAATCGATAGCCTTGCTGACGATCAGCTTGATCTCTTCCCACGCGCGGTCAAAACCCTCGCGCAACTTCTCACCGAACCCGTGCCAATCGCCCTGGAAAGCAAGCGAGAATGCGTCGAAGATCGTTTTGATTTGCTCGGTCGCGTAGTCGACGATCTGCATGATATCGTCGCCCCACTCGTCCCAGAAATCTTGAATGCCCGAAAGGATCGTGGTGATGATCGTGTTGATGTCGGCCATGACACGATCAATCGTTGCCTGGATCGTGGGCCAGTTGGTCACGATCCACTGGACGACATTGTTGAATCCCGGGATCACGACCGTCTGCAGGAAGTCCCAGATGGCCTGGAGGATCGGCTGAGCGTCCGCCCATACGTCAGCGATTGATTTTTGGATCGCTGGCCAATTGGCTTTGATCCATTCGACGGCTTGCATGAACGCAGGCAGCGCAGTATCCGTAATCCAGGTTGCAATCGACCCGGCCACGTCCTGGATGATCGGGATCAGCTCCGGCAACACCTCTGACATCAGCTGCGTCAGAGCCGGCATCAGCGTGAGCATGACGCCCTCGCCGGCGTCCGCCAATGTCTCCTGGAAAATGGCCCATTGTCCCGAAGCGGTTCCGGCTGCGGCCGCGGCCGCGCCGCCCGTGGTCGCCGCCAGGGCATCCATGAGCACGGTCTGAGCCCCGGCCACATCGCCGCTCTCTACCAGTTTTTGAATGAGTTGCTCTTGCTCTTCCGTGAACGCAACGCCCGCGGCCTTGAGGCGTCCGATCGATCCCGCGCCGTCGACCGACAAATCCTGTAGTGCCTTACCCAGGATCTCGGAGGCTTTGACCGGATCAACTTTGAGGGTGGTTGCCAGGTCGGCGGCCTGTTCGATGAAACGCGGAAAGACATCGGCGCCGATTTTGTCGAAGCGCAGGCCCATGTTGGCCATCGCAATGACCGCGTCATCGGAACCCCCAACCAGGTCCTTGAACTGATCGGCCAGCGCGTAGACGGCATCCTCCGTCAGTGGGGCCTTCGCGCCCAGTCGCGCCATCGTGGCGCTGAGCGCATCCATTCCGGCCTGCGCTTCGAGGGCTCCTTTGAAACTATCGGTAGCGAAGTCGGCGACGGTCGAGAGCGCTGCCCCGAGCGCGTTGATGGCGACTTCACCAACGCGCCGAAGAGCGCCGATGACGACCTGCTCGCCCGCGATCCCCAGGGTGACTGGAATATCAGCCATGTCTGGCCTTATTGACCTTAGCCTCAGCGCCGATCATGGTCAACAGAGGCAGGACGTCGTTGAGTGTCAACGTCCTGACCTCTGCCAAGGTCCACTTGAAACGGTCCATCAGCGCGAACTCGATCCACTCAGGCGGCGCGGGTTTGCCGGTCGCCAGGTGCGCCATGACTCGCACCTCTAGGCTTTTCCCTCGGCGTCCTTTGGATTGCTCAGTTTCTCCATTGCCTTCGTGAGCGCATCCATGACGTTGTTGAGTTCCGTAAGTGGCAGCTCCCGCGCTCCACCAACCACCACTCGATCCAGAAGACCGAGAAGCTCAGTCTGGCTCATGTTACGAGAAACGGCCTTCTCGAACAGCTCCAGGTCTTTGATCTTCATCCCAGCCAAATCAATCTGGATGTCCATATCAGGCGCTCGTCGAGGCCGACGGCGACACGCTGGCCGACGGCGACGGCTGGTTGGCCTCGCGCTTGAGCTGCGTGGCCTGCAACTTGAACACGACCAAATGCGGCCCGGCCTCCTCGGCCATCGCCGACGGATACGGGAACTCGGTGATCCGTGCCGGCGCCTTGTTGCCATTCGAGTCGGCCGTGTACCAGCGGTAGTTGCCGTCGTAGCCGCCCGGCGCATAGCGCAGATAGAGCGGCCGGCCGGCGACATCTTTCTGGCCGTGCAGGATCTCGTAGCATTCGCCCGAGGTCTCGGTAAACAGGATCGTTACGGTGATGTCGACGGGGTTGTACTTCCCGCCGCGCACGATCTTATACTGGCCTTCGAGCGATGCAGCCATGCCGCTGTCGGCAGTCTGCGGTGAAACCTCGACCTTGTTCGTCGAGCCGCTGACGTTGGTCCAGGTCGTGCCGTTGGTCGACAGCTCGACAACGGCGTCGACGGTGTTGATGGCAGTGGTGGTCTGTGGCATGTGCGTCTCCTAAAACTCCACGATCCTGATGGCAAAACGAGCGCCGTGAAAGGGCTGCCCGCTCGCGTCAAACACTCGCCCAAAGCTGGGCATTCCCTCCAGCACGATCGACTTGCAGCCCTCTACGCGCGGCAGCGCCTGCAGGGCCTCCACAATTCGGCGTGCGCTTTCGACCATCTCCGGGTACTGCGCAAACAGGCCGCGATCCTGGCCCATAGGCGCCTGATAGAGCGTGTAGTTGAGCGTGTAACGATTGTCCTGGTTGCCCTGCATTGAGATCCGCTTGCTCGTCCAGTTCGTCAGGAACGATGCGTTTTCCGTCGATGGGTCCGGGCCGAGCAACGGACAATCTCGATCGGTCAAGGCCGGCTTCATATCCTTCAGGTCATGGGTCTTGACCCCCTGGATATCGAGCGCTGCAATCGCCCGGGCCACTTCCGCCACGCGCATGACTTTCTGCGTCATAGATGCCGCCTGTAGATTTCGACGATGGCCCAGTACTCACGCGATTTGTCGCGCGGCGTGATCACCACACCCGAGCCCGTCACCTGCGCCACGCCCTCGACCCCGACGCCGTATCTCTTTTTGTAGAGAGATAACGCCAGCATCAGCACCGCGCTCTTGCTGTTCAGGATCGCCATCATGCTTTCGGGATCCGTGGCGCTGCGATCGACATAGCCCCACGTTCCCCGCACCTGGATGACGCCCTCGGTGTCGCCACTGCCTGCAAACTTCCAGGTCACGCTTGACGACTGCTTGATCCGGATCTCGGTTTTGTGGGGTCCGTTGAGCGGATACAGGTTGTAGACGCTCGCCTCGAGCGTGGTGTCATCGCCGTTCGTGATGGCGTCCACCGACAGCAGCGGCGCGTCCAGCTCGAGACATCGTCCGTGCGGCAGGTCGTAGACGCGCGTCTGCGGGCTGGCATAGAACCAGTGCCCGGTGTCGCCGTCCCACTCGCGTGAGCAGCGCTCGAGCAGGCGCTCGACAAAGACGTCGTCACCCGGCTGTGCCGTTTCAAGTTCCGGCAATGCCAGGAATTCGTCGAGCGTGGCGTAGCTGTTCGTGAGGGTCATGTCAGCTCGCCGCGACCGTGCCTACTCCGACGACCGTGACCGCCCCGAGCACCGTCCCGGCCAGGCGCGCGCGCACGAGCGCGAGGCCTGAGACCGCGACCGTCCAGATCCCGGGCGCGGCCGTCATCGTGACCGCGCTGCCGCCATTGATCGGCGTGACCGGTAGCTGATACCAGTTGGATCCATCGATCGAGGCCTCGAAGTACACATTGCCCTGGGTGCCGGCCGGAGCCGCGGACGGCGAGGCCGACGGGGACACACTCGCTGACGGCGACGCGCTGCCCGACGGCGACGCGCTGACCGACGCCGAGGGGCTCAGGCTCTGCGACGCGGACGGTGATGCGCTGGCTGACGGGCTGCGGCTCTGCGACCCGGACGGGCTGGTGCTGCCCGACGGGCTGATGCTGGTCGATCCGGAGGGTGAAAGGCTGGCGCTGGCGTCAGCCGCGTAGCTCACCTGGATGCCCAGGCGCGCGAGCCCCTGGACATCCAGCACCGCGCCGTTGCCGGCGTCCTCGGCGGCGTTGTGAAAGGTGTGTCGGACCGAAAAGGCCTTGCTCATGGCGGGCCTCCTCAGTCGTCCATGACGGCGTACTCAAGCTCCAGGTGAGCCTGGCCGGCCTGGGTTGAGGCCACGCCGGTATGACGCACACACAGCGGCGTATCGGCGGCCACGGTTGTGAGCAACAGCGTCAGGGACGTAGTGGATCCCACGGCCTTGGCGTTCTCGTAGTTCGTGGCCGCGATGACGGTCGCGCCGCCGACGGCCACGCCCAGTTGGATCGAGCCGGCCGCGACAGTGCCGCTGGTCGCATCGTCGTAGACAATACGCGCGCTGTAGAGCTGCAGCGCCTTGGAGTGGCGCATGAGCACGCGGTCGACGGTCGTACCGGCGCCGTTGTCGAGGTTGAAGGATTCCGAAACGATAAGCTTGCGCTTGGCGTTCGGGGACTTGTAGAGCGGAAGAACAGGCATGGTGTCGCCCTTTCGTAAGCCCCCGGGTTTTGCTGACCGTCAGCAAAACCCAGGGGTGATCGTTGCCGGGAAAACTAGAGCGTGATGTTGTAGCCGATCGCGGCCGCTTCCGTGTCGCGGTAGACCAGGCCGACCCGCAGGGTGACCGTGATCTCGGTGACATCCGAGCGCGGGATACGCACCGTCTCGAGACGCGCGCGCCGCTTCCAGCCCATCAGCCACTGGTCGTAGCGCACGGCCAGCGCGGCGCCGGTGGTGTTCAGGGCCTGGTTGGTCAGGTTGACCTTGCCGGCCGTGTTGGCCTGATAGGGGTTGGTCGTCGAGAGCCAGTGCATGAAGTACGAGCGCCGCACCGAGTAGCCCCAGAGCTTGGTCAGCTCGCCGTCGACCAGGGTAGCGTTCGGAAACACGTCCTGGGTCTTGACCGACGCCAGCTGCAACACCTTGTCGTAGACGTTCGGGTCGAGGATGAACTCGACTTTGGTCTTGTCGGAGGCGTTCTTGCCGGCGGGTCCCATCAGGTTCTTGATGGTCAGGAAGGTTGTGTCCGCGAGCGCGCCGATGCTGGTCGAGTTGGCCGTGTTGGTCACAAGCGCCAGCTTGCGGAAGCCGTTCAGGATGAGATAGGCCTCGGTCCCGCCGGGCGTGCCGCCGATGGTGTTGATGTTGGTCGTCGCGCCGGTCTCGGTGTCGCCGTCGATGGCGACGTGCTCGAGGGTCTCAGCCGCGGCCAGCGTCATCTGCGCGTTGAGCTGCGACGCCCACGGGATCAGGCTGTCCTCTTCCATCTCGCCCGCGTACTGCGAGCGCCCACCGAGCTTGTCGACGGTCAGCGTCTGCTTGGCCGTGCTCAGCTTCGAGCTGGGCACCGACGCATTCGGGGTCTTGGTCGTGGCGTTCTCGTCGGTCGTCTGCGCGACCTTGTAGAACGTGGGGTCGCTGGACTCCAGCGGAATGATGATGCTCTCCGTGCCCTGCGGAACTTCCTGGGTGGGCAGCTTCTGCAGGACCCAGGTCGCCTGGCGGATGGCCGGCCACAGTCGGCGGCTGTACTCCACGCCGACCCACTCGTCGCCGCCGCTGGCCAGCGTCGAGTAGTTCACCTCATTGGCCTTGGCCGCGTCCAGGAAGTGCGCGGGGTCGATGCCCTTGCCGCGCAGGTCCGCGCGGGCGTCCTCGCCCAGATGCACGGCCTTGCCCGAGACGTCGATGGCCTCGCTCTTGTCCTCGGCGATCTTGATGCCCAGGGCCTTGTAGGCCGGCTGGCTCACGGTCTTGCCGTGCTCGCCGAGCAGCGTCATAGTGAACGCCAGATCGTGCGCCGACAGCCCGTCGTACTTGCGGGTGTCGTGGAAGTGCGTCTGCGCCGGAGCCTGGCCGCCCATCGGCAGGCGCCCTGCCGCCGCGTACTGCGACTTCAGCGCAGCAAGTTCCTTCTCATTCTTCTCGCGTTCGGCCTTCACGGCCGCGTCGATCCGTTCCTGTTCCTTCGCCTTGCGCTCGGCCTCGGCCGCATCGGCAGCCTTGCGGGCCGCGTCACGCTTGTCCAGCAGAGCGAGCAGTTCTTCGTCAGTCATGTCCAAAACTCCTTTGGCCGCTGTTTTGTGCGGCGTTGACTCAACTTGCGCGCGCTGCTCTGCCGCTCCGTTGTCGGAGCCCGTGGCCTCTGGCTTTGCGCTACCGCTGTTGTCAGCGGCGATGTCTACACCTAGAGCCTTGAGCGCCGTGACGACGTTCTGGGTCATCATGCGCGGCTCCATGGGCTGTACGGTAAATGTGTCGCGCACCAGCGGGTAGACCAGGATCTCGCCGGTCTTCGCCTTGCGCACGTCGTGGGCCTCCGAGCTGTTGCCGATCAGGCCCTGCTTGATCAGCATCTCGATGTACTGCATGTACTTGTGGCGCCGATTGAGCACGCGCTCGACCCACACCCCGCGCTCGTCCATGCGCGCCGTTTTCCAGTCGACGTAGCCGAGATAGTCGCCGGGCGCGATGCCGTCGATGGTCTGGCCGCGCATCGTGTTGTGCTCCCAGTCGACTGGGATCATGCCTTTGGCCGTGGCCGGGCTATCGAACTTCGTCGAGCGGCTGAAGAATTCGCCCACCGTGCCGTCGGCGTTTTTGTTGGCCGAGGCCACGCCCTCAAGATCGCGCCCACCGAAAAGCGCGATGTAGTTGGCGACCCGCAATTCGTCCGGGGTTTCAGAGATCGCCTTGAGCGCATTGCTCTTGCCCTCATCGGCCGGCGCCGTGCCCGGGTTGCCGATCTGCTGCTCGTCCTCAAAGCCCAGCTCGTCCATGTCGGCCACGATCTCGCGCGCCTTTTGCTTGACGCTGCGACCGCGCTTGATGTCGCTGCTGCTGTGACGCGCTCCGGCCATAGTCGCTCCTTAACAAAAACGGCGGCTCTGATTTGATCAGAGCCGCCGCACCATTGCGTCTGCTCACCGCCGGCCCGCCTTCTGCAGAATGCAGCTTGCGGGCCGGCGAGGTATTCGACTTGCGCAGATTATAGATCAGCTTCCGCGCGGCGCAACCCCGTGCGCCTTGTGAGCACCGATCTCCCAGCGGCGCTCGATCGCGTCCACGATCGCCAGCAGCGCCGCCCGGATTGCCACCCAGAAATTGCGCTCACTCATCATAGACCGGCCGCCTCGATCCCGTTCTGCAGGCCCTCGTCCAGCTCTTTGATCAGCGGCAGCGTCTCTTTCTCAACAACCTGCCGCGCGATCGGCCAGCGCCCGGCCGCCCACCAGGCCTGATTTTGCCCGTTGCCATCACCGGTCAGGCGCGGCCCATAGTTGTAGCCGCGGCGCGAGTAGGCGCTATTGAAAAACCGATACGACCGCCCCTCCTGGGTCCAGGTCACCGAGCGCCCATAGTTGCCCGTGCGGACATTGACGCCCGAGGATCGCAGCGCTACGCCGTAGGACGATCCACCGCGATAGTCACCGCTGATCGCCTTGGTCACGCGCTCGACATAGCGACTTTCGATCACCTCGTCAATGATGTCCGGGATCGCGTCGCCGAATTTGCGCAGGCCGATTTTGACCTTGTCCGAGTCGATGCGAACGGTGATTTGTGCCATCAGGTCACCGGATAGAGGATGCGCCCGGTGCGCACGGAGCGCAGGGTGCAATCGCAGTTGTAGCCGTGACAGGCCAGGTCGTGCGAGCGCGGCAGGGCGCCTTGATCCAGCCACCTCTTGATGCGCTTGGGCCGCAATCGACTGTAGCGCAGACAGTCCGGGCAGTGCTCCTCGGTGTCGCCCAGTTGCCAGTAGGCCATCTCGCCCTCAAGCGCGCGCAGTTTGCCGCGCCCGCCCAGGTCCGCGAGCGCATTGACCCAGTAGCGCACGCGCGCTAAGATCCCCTCCTGGGCCGCCGTGCGATCCTCGGCCCCCTGAGTCTCGCGCACCGCGTCGACAAACCCGTCCACGTGGCTGAGCTGCTCGTCGATCCAGGCATCGACCACGGCGGCGTCCTCGTCATCAAAATCGCCGGCCTCTCCGCCGCCGTCCTGGATGCCCTCGATATAGGCCTCTTTGGCATACTGGCGGATCGCGCGCTGGAACGTCGCACGCACACTGCGCAACGATCCATCGCCGTTGAAGTAGTCGGCGATCGTCTCGGTCAGCTCGACCTCATAGGTGCCGACCAGGCCGCGCACCGACTTGACGAACAGCTCCACATAGGCCGCGACAAGCGCGGTCACATCAGCGACTACCATAGCGCTCCAGGGCCGCGACCGCGCGCTCGATCAGCGGCTCGCCACCTCGCTCCAACGCAAACACCGCCCGCACCTCCTCGGCCGTGCGCGTGCGCGCCAGCGCCGTCTTGATGCGCATGGCCGTGAGCATGTCGAGCGCGCGCGGCTCGAACTCGCGCCCGCCCGCCTTGCCGACGCGTTTGAGCGCGAAATTCTCCCAGGCCTTCATTTCGGCCTGCTGCTCGGTTGGAGCCGGCATATCTGCGGCGCTCGCATCAGGCGCCGCGGGAACTTGCTGACGGTCAGCAAGTTCGGGATTAGCCGGCGGAGGAAGTGCCGGCGCTTGCGGTTTGGACTCGCCGGGCACAGGTGTCGTCGGCGACATCTGCGCCACAAACATCCACCCGCGTGGATCGAGTTTCGAGATCGGCGCGGCCTTCTGAGCAGGCAAACCGGCCTGCGCCTGCATCGCGGCCGGCAATGCATCCAGTCGCTCTTGCTTCTCGGCGGCCTCGGCCTCCATCTGGCGCATCATCTCGGGATCGAGCTCAAGCGGCCCTTCATCGTAGTACTCGGCGCGCACCTCGTTGATCGTGTGATACTTCGCATACTCGGCCTGCTCTTGCAGGTCCAGAATGCGGTTCGACGTGCGCATGTCCTCGAACTCGCCGCGCAGGTTGTCGCCATACAGCGGCAGGATCGAGGCCGAGAGCTTCTCGGCCAGTTGCACCATGAACGGCCAGACCGCGTGCTCGATGAGCGTCGCCTTGCCCGCGATGGCGTTGGCCTCGGTCGCGTTGACCGCCAGGATCGAGGCCAGGCCCGGCGCCAGCTTGCCGTAGATCTCCTCTTTGGTGAAGTTGCGCGCCGCCAGGAACTCCATGTCCTTTTGCGAGGCGCTGGCCTGGATCAGTTGCAGCGCATCACCCACGCCGCGCAGAAGCGTCACGCCGCTGCGATTGGTCCCGCCCCACTCACGATCACGCTCGGCCTTGATCTTGTTCCACTCGGGGTCCGCGACCATGTGCTTGAACGCCAGGATCGACGGCAGCTTGGCATTGTTCTTGTCGAAAAACGACAACGCCCACTTCTGCTGCGCGAGGTCGCCATAGGCATCCAGCGCCAGCGACTGGATCGCCGATAGGCCGATGAACGGGTTAGCCGGGTTGCTCGTCTTCATGTGGACGATCTTCCACGGCTCGACGAACTCGGCGGCCTGGCCGGGAGGCGTAAACTCATAGCCCGCGATGTAGCTGCGACCGTCCGGGATCGGGCGAATCAAGTGCGAGGGCACGATCCAGAGTTCATCCGGCGGCGCAGTTTCACTCAGCGCATTGAGAAACAGATACAGGTTGCCCGCGACCTTGAAATTCGTGTAGCAGTCGCGCATGAACTCGCCGCGCGATGCCCCTGGATTTGGCCTGTAGAGCAACCGCTCAAAGGGATGATTGGGGATCTCCTCATCGTCTGCGCCGCCTGGCTCCCCCGCAACGGTGCGCACGTGAAATTCACCGTCAGCCGCCATGTTGGCCGGGATGTCGATGGCCGTATTGATCCAGGTCAGCGCCGCATAAAGCCGCATCTGCTTTTCGGCCTCGCTGGCCTCGGGGATGTCCCAGCGGTAGCCATCGGCGACCGAGAGCATCTCACCCGGCAAGCGCGGCTCGGGCTCGCGCGCCTTGCTGTAACCGATGCGGTTGAGGAGGCTATCCAAGATGCTCATAGTTTCACCACGCAATCAAATCGGTCACACTGTAGAGCGCCGTCCACCAGGCCATGACCAGCGCATCGCCCTTGTCCGGGCTACGTCCCAGGCGCTCACTGATCGCGCCCTTGTCCTCAAGCTGGATGCCGCTCGGCTTCAAATCATACTTCGGCGCGCACAGATCCGCGAGTAACTCGGGATCGGGCGGCAGCGCCAGCGCTTCGCCATGATCCGGGTCGAGCGCCTCGCGCAGCTTCCAGTAGGCCGCCGCCCTCACATTTCTGAACTTGAGACGCCCGCTGCGGTCGGTCACGTTGCCGGCGCCCTCGCCGAAGTTGATCGCCTGCACCACGGCGTTGTTATCCTTGAGGCTGTCGAACACCGACGATCCAATGCCGATCACGTCGACGCCCATCGAAGCCCCGGCCGCAATGTCATTGGCCAGCAACGCCGCCGCACTGGGGCCGTCCGGGACAGCCGTGCCTGGCCAGGTCTCGACCGGCGCGAACCAGGTGCCGCCGTAGAGTCGCGCAAGCGCCATGCGGTCACCGCCACCTCGCGCAGGATCGCAGCCGAGCACATACGAGCCCTCGGGTCGCTGCTCCGTCCAGCGCGCCTGCGCCGCACGCACCCACGACGCCGGGATCACCTGCCAGGGATCGACCACCTTGGCCGCGTCGAAGTTACCGCGCAGGAACGAGCGCAGGGGCTCGGGCAATCCGTCGATCGTGGCGCCGTAGCCGGTCGCCTCAAGGATTGGGTTATCTTTGAGGGCAGCATGAAAAAACGTACGCGAGCGCGGCTGCACCAGCTTACCCTCGACGACCACCAGGTCCGGCCCATCGACGGCCAGATCTTTTCCGTCCTTGTCCGACACGTACCAGCGTAGCTCGCCGTCTTTGGCCGGGTGAGCATGGTCCTTGTCAAGCCACGGCGCAAAGTAGCGCGTGACCCACTCGCCCGCGTCCGTCATCGGCGGGTTGAAGGTCATCACGATCCGGCACTTCTGGTCTTTGGCCGTCGTGCGGTTCCAGGCTGTCACAAATCGGAATTGCGTCTCCGAGAACTCGGTCGCCTCGTCAAAGCCGTAGAAGTCGTACGGCCGGCCCTGGAAATTCTGGCGGTCATGCTCGTGCTGCATCGAGGCAAAGCGCACCATCACACCACGCGCCAGCTCCCACCGGTGTAGCTGCTCGTTATAGCGATCCTTCTGGCGGGTCGTGCCGCCTGTGTTGTAGATCTCGCGCGCCCGCGACTCGATGCCCTCCAGCAGCGGAAATGTGCGCCGGAAGATGATCGCGCGCCGGTGCTTGGTGCCCGCATAGCCGAGCAGCAGGTCGGTCTTGCCGCCGCCGGCCGCGCCGCCGTAGCCGATCACGTCGGCCTCGCTCGCATAGGCGGCGGCCTGCGGGCCGGGCTGCGGCGTCCACTGCGCGCGCGTGCTATTCGATTTCGTCGACGGGATCAGGCCCCGTCGTTTCGCCTCCGCCCTCAATTCCGATACTCTCGGCAAGGGCGATGAGGCGTATGAGTTCGTCGTCACTGAGTTTGCTCACCTGGATACGATCACCCCAATTGGCGGGATCACGCCGCTTGAGATAGGCCTCGGCTGCGCGCCAATCCGTGAGACTGGCCTTCGCCAGTGCGTTGGCCAATCCGACGCGCACGTCCGACTCGGATTTGTTCACCGCCCTAAAAAACTCAAAGAAATCTCCTTTTTTCGCAACTGCGCCGCGTTTCATCCAATTGAGAAACGTCATGTAATCCACGCCGGCCGAGTTTGCGGCATCCACGCGCGTCGATCCGGCATCCAGCGCCTTGATGATCTGCGCGCGCGCCTCGGGCGTGAGCTTGGTGGGCCTACCCATCGAGTCGCTCCGGTGTCTTTCCGGTCGCGGTCGACCACCGCTCAAGCGCAACGGCGACAAATTGCGGAGAGAGCTCGATTGCGCGGCAAGACCTCCCCATGCTTTCGCACGCCATGAGCGTCGTGCCACTTCCGCTGAAGGGCTCAAATATTACGCGCGCGATGTCTGTAACGTCGAGGATCTTCTCTATGAGCTCGACTGGCTTTTCGGTTGGGTGCAAGACGTTTCCGGTACGCGAGCACCGGATCACGTTTCCCTGAGCCTTGTGGGGATCAAACGGCTGAGTGACCTTCATCGCGCAAAGCACCAGCTCGTGCTGCGACCTCCAACCGCGCCCAATACCGGGGGTTTCCTTGTCCCAAACAACCATATTTCGAACGCCGTACCCAGACGATTCGGCGACGTCGAACAGATTGACCCACATGCGCCAGTCTGTAAACACATAGGCGACTCCACAGTCACATGCAAGGAACACGCTTTTCATAAGCGCCATATACCCGCGAGTTGACAAGGTGTCGTTTGCGATCATTGCATCTCCGCGCGTTCCGATACTTCCAGACTTCTTACCGGCCTCCTGAAACCCACCCGAACAGTACGGTGGATCTGTCACCATGCAGTCTGGCTTTTGACCACCCATCACGCGCTCGACCACGGCCCGGTCGGTGCAGTCGCCGCAGATCAGGCGATGCTCGCCGAGTTGCCACAGTTGCCCGACATCGACGCCCCACTTGACGCGCAGTTCTTCGGCGCGGTCGATCTGCGGCTCGACGTCCTCAACGGGCGCGGGTTGCTCACTCTCCAGCATTGTCCGCAGCGCCGCCGCGTCCGTGTCCCACGCCTTGAGTGCATCGCTGTCCATGCCCCAGCCCCTCAGCGCAGCGGCGTCCCAGCCACTGAGTTTGTCCCAATCCCACGACCCAACTGCGCCCACGTGGGCAGTCACGATGAGCCTGCGATGCTCGTCGTCTGTCAAGGCGCGATCCGATTGACGGGCATCGACCTCGTAGTCGCCGCCAAACACAGTCAGCAATGCCGATAGACGCTGGTGCCCATCATAGACTTCACCGTCGGGACCGATGGCGACGGTCTGAAACTGGCCCAAATCCTTCCATGACTGAAGCAACGCCCGCGCCTGTTTCTTGGTCGAATAGCGCGGGTTATCCGCCCAGGGCTTGAGCCTTGCAAGCGCGATCGTGACGTTACTCCAGGTGATCGACATAAACGACTCTACACACTCGGGCTAGGCGACGCGCTCGGGCTGGCGCTAGCCGATGGGCTCACGGACGGCGAGACCAGCTCGAAGTCGAACGCCGGCAACACCGTCCAGCGTGTGCGATGGCTGATCTCACTCAGACTGTCGCTGTATTTGGCGCGAAACTGGACGAAGAATGAACCAGCCTGCGCCACGTCGGCGGCGCTGTAGGTCCAGGAGAAGATGCCCGATGAGGCCGTGACGAGCGCCAGCGTGCCCGTGATCGCGGTCTGCACGCCAGCGCGCTCGATGATGCCGGTCAGGGTGGCGCCGGTCAGGTCGATCGCGGCCTCGTCCTCGTCCTGCCAGGTGATCGTCTGAGCGCGTTTGCGCGCATGTTGGACGGCATTTGCAAGGGCCATCAGGTCACCGCCTCTCGTGCGAACAGGTCCGCGAGCCGACCCCAGCCGGGCAACTCGTCCGCCTCACGCCACCCGCGCGCATAGCGTTTGTTGCGGAAGTCGTCAATCGACCACTTCGAGCGGGTCAGGTTTCCGCCGTGGCGCACGTCGATGTTGGGATACAGGCTGCGCACGTTCTCGACTTTCTGCCCGCCCACCGACTGATGCAGGCCTGGCTCGTAGTGGCCGTTGAACCCCTCGCGCTCCAATTGCTCGATGCGCGCCCGGTAATAGTCGATCAGCAGCTGGCGGTAGGCCACGAGCCCACTCACCTGCTGGGCATCGTAGTAAACCGCGTGCCCGTCCGGGTAGCGCGCATGCCAGACGTGAGTATTGTAGTACCAGGTGTCCGCGCGTGCCGGGATCAGGTCGAAATGCGTCGGCGAGTAGAGCACGTCGTGTTCGGCCAGAAACACGACGTCGCCGTGCGCGCATTCCAGGCCCATCAGGATCTGGCGGTGCATGGTCAGGATGCCGCGCTCGCCAGTGTAGAGGTGTGGATCACCAAACTCCGAGTGGCGGTTGAGCCCTATCGTCACGATCTGACGCCGACCGGCGGCGCGGAGAAGCTGATCCCGGCAGAGCGCGCACAACTCCGGCGGCAACGTGTGATCGGTATAGTAGACGATCGAGGCGTCAGGCATAGATGGCCGCCTTGTCGAGTCGTGGGTGCGTCTTGTAAAACTCGCGCTCGCTGGCGCGCACACCGGCCAGGACTGCGCGTCCGGCATCGGTATCGTGCCAGCCGGGGAGCGGCTTGAATTTGTTGATCAGCCAGGCCAGCGGCAACACCTGGCCGGGCCAGGCATCGTTGAGCCAGAGCGCACGGCTGTACTCGCGCGCGCGTTCCTGCGCCGACCAGGAGACCTGGTACGGAAACGAGAAATCGGCGCGGGTGCGAAACATGTGCGCAAACCAGGTGCCGCGATGCGTGACCAGGCGCCCACCCGCCAACCAGGCCTTGCACGCGATCTCGGTGCCCATCTGGCCCCAGGAGCCGTGCGCCTCGTCGAGCCCGCCAATGGCCTGATACGCCTCACGGCGCAATACCCAGCAGGCGCCGAGGTTACTCATCGTGTCGACGATATCGCCCTCCTCCTGCCGGCGTCCATTCCACGGCCCACGATATTGGAAATGCAACTCGTGGTCGAAGCGCCAAAAGTCGGTGCGAGTGCCCGCGCGCGGCCGCCAGACCATGACCCGCTCGTGCTGAGTATGACCGCACTGCTCGCACTTGTCCAGGGACGGCCCCATGTAGGTCGTGTGGCCACACTGTAGGCAGCGCCAGTCGAACACGTGCAGGTTGCGTTGCTGCGGGATCAGCGTCCAGTCCGGGTGTCCGTCAAGCGCCTCAAGGCACTTGCGGTCAAAGCCCTGGTCGACCGAGCAATGCGCGTCGAGCTTCATCACCCAGCCGGCCTGGCTCTCGCGCGCTGCCAGGTTGGTGGCCGCGCGCTGGCCGATCGACTCGCGCAGTTGGATCAGACGCAGCCGCGGATGGGGCAACGGGAAATCGCCCTTGTGCTCGCCGTCGATCACGGCAATCACCTCGGTGTCGAGTTCGGCGTGTTCGAGCACGTCCGCGACCGTGCGCGCCAGCCACTCCTCGTTACGGCCCGGGATAAACACGGATAAATCAGGCACGGCGCGCCTCATTGATGGCGATCATGGCCGCCAGAAGGGGAGCGGCGTCCGCACCCACCCGAGCCAGCAAGGCCGCGGTGTCCTTGGGCAGACAGCGCCCATCGAAGCCGCGCCGATCCGGATAGACGTGGGTGTGACTGCGCCCGATGCGATAGTCGTGCGTGACCGCGTTCATCATCTGGGTGTAGTCGGCACCCACCGCCGCGCAGATGTCATAGAGTTCGTTGGCCCAGGTGACCTTGAGCGCCAGAAAATAGTTCTCGGCGTATTTGGCGACCTCGGCCGTAACCGCGTCGGTCTGGATCAGCTCGCACTCCGCGTTGTACAGGCGCGCGAACACATCAGCGGCCCGGGCGCGCAGCTCCGGCCGGCCGCCCAGGATGACGAAGGGCGGCTGGCGCATCGAGAGATACGGCGGGTTGACGCCCTCGCCGATGAACTCGGGACAGAACACGGCATGATGCAGGTAATCGGTCGTGCCCGGCGGGACCGTCGAGCGGATGATCGCCACCGGCACATACAGCCACGAGAATACGGTAGCGATCGCGCTCAGATCCGCCTGACCGTCCGCGCTCGCCGGCGTCGAGACGCAGACAAACGCGGCGTCGCAGGCGTTGATCTCGTCGCGCGTGGCATGGCCCTCGCCCTGGATGTCATAGGTCAGGCACTCGATCCCGGCCCGCTCGATGTCGGCGCGCATGTGACGCCCCACCACCCCAAGCCCAATCACTGCCAGTCGCATGATTACTCCTTGATCCAAAACCACGACGGGCACTTGTCGCGCGTCGTGATGAAATACGGCTTGATCTTGTGCGCCGCCGTGTAGGCGGTGACGGCCTCGATGACCCCGAACGGGATCGGCGTGCGCTCGGCGCCCTCGGGCTTGTAGTCGTGGCCCGCCACCATCCCGCCAACGCGCACCTTCGGCGCCCAGGCGATGATGTCCTGCACCACAAAATCGAAGTGGTGATTGCCGTCGATAAACACAGCATCCAGACTGCCCGGCTGGATGCGCTCCACAGCCTGCAGCGAGGTCTCGCGGATCAGGGTCGCGTTGTAGGGGGCCAGGCGCTGCGTCGCCTGAGCGTAAAAGCCGTCCAACTTCGGCTGCGAGACGTGGTCCTCGTAGCGATCATAGGCCAGCCACGGATCGACGCAGGTCAGATGCGCCTGCGGATTGGCCCGGCAGATCTCCTCGGCATAGCGCCCGCCCTCGGTCCCGACCTCGACGATCTCGCGGTAGTCCAACTCATGCCAGAGCGCCAGCAGCTCGCGATGCCGGCTGATCGGCAGGCGGATGGGCAATTTCCCATCCTGCTGACCGTCAGCAAAACGGCCCAGGATCACATCACGTGGGTTGACAGACATTGAGCACATACTCCCGGTAGATTTCGGCCACCGTCATGCGCCGGGCAATCAGGTCGATCTCGCCGCCCACCTCAAGCCGCAGGCATTCGCGGAACTCGTCCAGGTGGATCGGGTAGCGATAGACGTCGCGCAGCACCGGCGTCTCGCCGCGCGCGTGTTGGGCGCGCAGGTGGTTGATCAGCGTGTGCGGGTTTGAGCCCCAGGTGATGTTGCCGATGCGGATGAGGGTGGAGCGCTCGAAACGCTCGCGCACCCGCTCTTCCATCAGGCGCTTGTGCTCGGCATACGCACTATCCGACGTATAGATGCATAGCGACGAGAAGTACACCAGGTGCGCGCGCGTGTCCTGGCCTTTGAGCAGCGCGACCTCACGCGCAAACGCCTCGGGTCGCGTCTCGGCGCTGTTGGAGACGCCCGATGCAAAATAGAGTCGGTCGAGTCGATCCAGGATCGCGCCAGCAACATCGCCGTGACCGATGATCATGACCAGAACCCCGTCAAGTCGCGTTGGTTGGACAGGATCGCCGTGGCCGGATCGTCCCGGTCGTAGGTCAGGCGGTGGGCAAACCCGGCGAAAGCCTTGTCGTAGCCGTATTGCTTCCAGTAGCGCCGATTGGCGTCGTGGGCGATGATGATCTCCGCGTGCGGCGCGAGCCGCTCCAGCTCAATCCCACGGCGCGCATCCGGCGAGTGATCGACCAGGACCACCGACCAGGGCCGCTCAATGGGCGCCGTGGCCCACTCCTCTATATAGAGCACCTGATGGAGATCCGAGGCATAACGCATGCCAAGAGCGTGCCACTCGCGGTTATTCTCGATCGTGACCAGCCGGCGGCCTTGCAGCTGACAGAGGGCATGCAGGACCGGCGTCGAGCTGATCCCGAGCCCCAGCTCCAACACGTCGCCGGTCGTGATCAAGACCGCGCGCAAAAGCGGGACCAGATGCGAGCCGTAGCGAGGCGAGTAGTTGATCCGCGTCGCCATCAGGCCCTCCAAGGATGCACGCGCTCGTATTCGGCCTGCAAGGCCAGCCAGTTCGCGGGCCAGGTCGGGATCGGCGCGAAGCGATCGATCAACCACGCCAGAGGATGGACCGCCTCGGGCCAGGCATTGCGCATCCAATAGTTGGCCGTCCAGTCATACGAGCGCCTGATCTCGGCCCAATCCACGCCATAGCCGCGCTCGGTGTGATCCTGGTGGAGGTGCGCGTACCAGCAGGATTTGTTGACCATCACCGCCCCACCCCACGGCCCCAGCCACATGCGCAGGCCCAGGTCGGCCGGCTCCATGTAGGACACGCCATAACCCTCGGATTGCATCCCGCGCAACTTCTCAATGAAAAAGTCGCGGCGCACAAACCAGGCCGAGCCGTGATGGGTCAGGGTCTCGTCCAGCGGACCAACGTGCTTGCGCTCACGGGTGCGCTCGAACCAGTAGCCGCCGGCGCGGAACCGGTAGCCGCGCGCATCGGTCAGCGGGCAATCGAGCAGCCAGTAATCGTTGTGCGGCTTGCGCGGATGCGGCGCCCAGGTCGCCTCGTCGAGCGTGTAAAAGCGTGGCACGACCATCCAGTTAGGCTGCATGTCGCACGGCAGGACTTCGTCGATGCCCTCCGAGACCGCGCAATGCGAGTCGAGCTTCAGCAGATACTCGCCAGTCGCTTGCGAGGCCGCGAAGTTGATCGACGGCTTGAGCCCGGCCTGCGGTTGGTTGAAGACGCGCAGGCGCGGGTGCTCGGGCAGCACCTGATAGGGCGGGCCATCCTGCACGACGATGATCTCGGTGTCGCCGGTCAGGCGCGTGTGCAGATGCGCGATCATGCGCGGCAGATGGCGCTCGTTGCGCGCCGCGATGAGCACCGAGACCTTAGGCATACGCCACCGTGCCTTTGGGCTGTTCGAGCGCGCGCGCCTTGAAATCGCCGAGACGGCCGCCCGGCGGAAAGTACCAGTCCCAGCGATCAAGCACGTCGACGGGCCAGGTCGGCAGCGGCCAAAGGCGCGCGATCAGATCACGCATCCCGGGCTGCGAGAGCCAGTGATGGGCGCTCCACTCGTGGCCGGTGTTGATCTCGGATCGGTTCGGCCGGTAGCCGCGTCCGTACTTTTTGCCCTTGTGGAGATGCGCGTACCAGGTGCGTTTGGTCACCATGATCCGGCCGCCGGCGAGTTGGGTCTTGAGGCCGATCTCCTGGGGCTCCTGCGCGAACGTGCCGTACCCGTGCTCCTGCATCGGCCCAAGCCAGTCATAGTGCGCGCGCGTCATGAAATAGCACGACCCCTGCCAGCTCGGCGTCTCGTCCAAGTCGTTGAGGTTCAGGCGCTCGCGCGTGCGTGCGGGCCACTCGATCCCCTGCAGCGAGTAGTCTTCGCGCTCGCGCAGCGACCAGATCGGGCACGAGAGATAGTGATAGTCGCGCGGGCCTTTGGGATTGTCCTCGATCGCCCAGGCCTCGGCGTCGAGTGAGTAGCGGCGCGGAATGAGCAGGTCGCCGTCCAGGCAGTCATCTTTGAGGACCTCGTCGAAGCCATCGGCAAACAGGCAGTGCTCGTCGGTTTTCATCACCCAATCCCCGCGCACGTGGTCTCGCGCAGCGTTGAGCGCGCCGCGCATCCCCAGGCGCGGATGACGGATGAGCTTGACGCGTGGGTCATCGGGCAGATCCACCTCGACGCCATCCAGGCTGATAATGATCTCAATCTCACCGGCCGCCTTAGCCAGCAGATCCGGGATCATGCGCGGCAAGAAACGCGGATCAGCGGACGGGATGATGATCGAGAGCAAATCACTCATGCAGAGACCTCTGTGACGATTATAGACGTTGGGCGGGGCGACACAAGCACGCCTGTGACCACTGGCCCGCTCAGGGAGGCCGTGGCCCGCGGTGACACGAGCACACCGAACGCCGTCAGCGTGATGCCGAACGACGGCGACGGGCTGGCGCTTGGACTGGGAGAAGCCGAGGGCGACAGCGATGGGCTCGCCGACCTTGACGGGCTGAGCGATGCCGATACGCTGGCGCTGGCGCTGACCGAGGCGCTGGGAGACGCCGACCGTGATGCGCTGGCCGATGGGCTGACCGAGGCAGACGGGCTGACGGATGCACTGGCGCTGGCACTCGGAGAGCGCGACGCCGACGGCGAGACGGAGGCCGACACCGACGCAGAAGGCGAGACCGAGCGCGATGCACTGGCCGATGGGCTGGTGCTCGCCGAGGGCGACACCGATGTCGACGGACTCGACGATGGCGACATGCTGGCCGAGGGCGAGGCCGAACGACTGGCCGAGGCAGATGGGGACTGACTGGCCGATGGGCTGATTGATCTTGATGGGCTACTCGACGGTGATGTGCTGGCCGATGGCGATACCGAGCGTGAAACTGATGTGGATGGACTGACGCTGGCCGACGGCGAGGCCGAACGGCTCGGGCTACTCGATGGCGAGACGCTCGCGGATTGAGACACGGACGCGGACGGCGACGCAGAACGCGACGGCGACGACGATGGCGACGCCGATGCACTGGGCGACACCGAGCGCGATGCACTGCCCGACGGCGAGGCGCTAGCAGAGGGTGAGGCCGAACGGCTTGCGCTGCTTGACGGCGAGGTCGACGCCGAGGGCGAGAGCGAGCGCGACGCACTGGCCGACGGCGACACCGATGGGCTTGGGCTGACGCTCGCCGATCCCGCCACCAAATCACCGGCGGCGAAATCGTCGACCCAGTCATTGGTCCCGCTCAGAATGCCATAGGTCATGACGCCGACCGACCCACTCGATAGCGTGGTATCGGTGGCTGTGCAACTCTCGACGCCGCCTACGAGCGTTCGCAGAGCAGAGCCATTGGCCTCGATCCTGAGGGTGTAGGTCGTGGATGTAGACCGCGCCGAACCGGTGTCCAGGATGCCCTCGGCGCCGGCCGTGATCTCAACCAGATAATCGTTGTCGCCGGGGAAAATGATGGCCGCGTAATACGTGACCGTCGCGCCAACGGATCCGCGCGCAAAGACCCCGAAGCCGCTCGCGGAGCTTGTTCCGCGTCCCGCGACCTGAGCATAATTATTGGCGCCGTCCAATGCGGCGCCGACCCATTCGAGTTTGCGATAATTTCCGTCCGCCGTTGCCTGGCGAAGCGTATTGCTGGCGATCGACCAATCACCGCTTCGCTCCGACCAGTCGCTCCCCAGGCTGGTCGAGTCGGCGCGATTGAAATCGTCGCTGACGGTCGCCATTAGCTCAGCTCCGTCTTAACGAGTCGACACTCGGGATCGGCCATCAGCGCCGCCCAGTCCATCAGGCCAGACTCCGGGATCTGGTCGATCACCCGCACAGTGCAAGCGCCATCCTCCGGGGCGCGCGCGATCACGGTGCAGGCCGTGCCTCTCTCTCGATCCCACGTCCCATAGATCAGCGCTTTGGAGCCATGGATCGGATGCCCATTGCCCGGGTCGACGGGCGAAAATCTCCCGCCGCCCAGGCGGAACATGGATACCCACGGGGTGACGAACACACGAACAGTCATGCCAGGCTACTGATCGCGCCAGCGGCGCAGCAGCTCATCCACGTCGCGGCTGATGGTGGCCAACTGATTATTGCTGGCCCGGATTGAATCGGTGTGGGCCGACATCGCATCATCCACCTTCTCGGCAACCCCGTGGATCAGCGTCAGGGTCGCCGAGCCGTTGTCGCGGATCGCATCCGCCAAACCATTCAGCGCATGTGAGACGACGTCACTGGTCTGTTTGCCGAGCGCCCTATCCAGCTCGCGCTGATCCGAGAAGAAGCGCATGAACACGGCATCGCGCTGGCTGAGCAACCGCGCGCCGATCCAGACGATGCCCACCACCGCGGCCATTGCAATCAGCAGGACGGCCGAGATGGTGGGCAGCTGACCCAGCTGCGTGATTGCGTCGTCGGGCACGCCAGTCACATCAGGACTTCGGCGACAGCGCGTAGGCTGCCTGGTTGGCGATCGCGGCCAGGATGACGGCCTCGATCACCGCCTGCCAACCTGCCTGCGAACACTCGACCGCCGGCACTCCCGTGAACGACACGCCGGCGCAGTTGAGGCCGACCACCGTTGCGCCGATCACGATCACGCCCACGAGCATCACCAGCCGCTTTGCGTTGCCGTCGAGCCCGTCGTATGCCTCTTTGAGGCGCGGCACGTATGACACCGCCAGCGACAGCAAGACACCAAAGGCCATTACCAAGAATTCAGGGGTCATAAGTCAGTCCTCCTATAGATGGTGCTCGCAGTATAGTCCACCTGTTTCATTTTGCAACACACCCGCAGACGGTGCGTTTCGTTGTGGAACCCGAATTCTGCTGACCGTCAGCAAAACCAATTCACGCGATTTTCACGGTTGCCACTTGACAACGGCAGAACCTGATGTACAGTATGTATATGAAGAGCAAAGCACCCAAGACGCTCACGCAGGACATTCGACTGTCTGATATGCCGATCGATGTGCTGACGATCATCGCCGTCCGCGCTGCACGCGAGCGCAGCAATCGACTCCAGAAGATCCGCGAGATCCTGATCGAAGCGGCCCGGAAATTCGAGGCCGAGGAAGCCCAAAAATAAAATCCGCCCGCGGGGGCAAACCGCAGGCGGTGGGAGACCCCAGTGTCAACGGGGGCTCCTCCAGCGTATCAGAAACGGAGTCACAGTGTCAACATCCACCCACCCCACCTCATCCACTGATCTGCGCGTCGGCGATCGCGTCCTGATCCGCACCGGCTGGGACGCCGACCGCACCGCGACCGTGACCGGCGTCGCGCCCCATCGCATTGACGTCAAGCTCGACAACGGCATGCCGAAAATCTGGCGCTGCGACATCACCGGCTGGATGCCGCGCGTGGAGGTGCTGCGATGACCAGCCATGTCATCTACCAACGCAGGCGCCGGCCATTTTTGCCGACCGTCATCAAAACCGTCGCGCTGACGATTTTTGGCGCGGCCCTGATCGCCGTACCGTGGGCCGTGGCCGTCGTCGGGAACCTGGCAGGCATCCCATGAGCACACCCAAGAACAAACCCAAAGGCAAGTGGATCGACGCGCCGACGCTGGCGGACGTGCAGGTGCTGGCCAGCGAGCGCGGGTACGCCGTGCGCGTGGACCGCGATGGCTTCCACATCCGCAACGCCAACACCGGCGCCGTGCGCATCGTTGGCTCGATCGACGATGCCATCGAGATCGTCACACTGAGGTCGCTATGACACAATGGACGCCGCCCGAACACCAAGACCCGGAATGGACAGACCCGGACGGCCGCGAGCGTGGCTCGGGCGCCACGATCTGGTTGGCCGTCGGCCTGGCCATCGTCGCCATCATCGTCCTGCCGCTCATCTACGCATGGCTGATCAAGATCGGGGGCTGACGATGGCGGCTATCGAAGCCCTGTATCCAGAGATCGAGCGACGGCTGACCGTCGTGAAGGATCACGTCCTCCACCACGACACGGGCGCGCTCAACAGCACCGAGATCGCGATCCTCAAGGGCGACGTGATGCAGTTGGTGATCGTGATCAACATCCTGGTCGGGTACCTGCGTGCCGAAGCGCGCGCCGCGGACTTCATCGCTGGGATTGAGGACGAGCTCAACCGCAGACCCGGGAGGCCCGAATGATCTCCACAACCGTGACTGAGCCCCGCGTCGACGTGCACCTGCAGCTGCTCGAGACCGTCCTGCGCAGCGGCACGCCCGTCATCCTGCACTGCGAGGTCTGCGGCCGGCAGACCGAGCACCGCGATAAGCGCATTGGCAACGCCGTGCACACTGTCTGCCGCGTGTGCCGGACCATGACCACGAGCGCCTGACCATGGATGCTCTCTACGTCAACCACTCAGGCCGTCCGCTCACGCGTCGTCAGATCGCGACCGCGACGGCTCACCACATCGCTGGCGTCGTGCGCATCCTGGGCCCGGAGCGCGCGCACACCGTTTTGTCCAGCTGGCTCAACTGGCCGCTGGCGTCACTCGAAAGGATCGCATCTCTCTCGGACATCAACTCTCTCGTCAATCACCTTGAGCAAACCCGATTCTCCAACATCACAACCCTGAGGACATCATGACCGACAACAACAACGACCCCTATGCTGGCCTGCTGAACCCGACCCCGAACGGCAACGAGGCCGTGCGGTTGCCGTTCCCGGCCCTGTACCTGGCCTGGAGCAACGGCGCGCCCAACATGAACCACCGGGGCGGGATCTTTTACCACGGTGGCTGGGCGGGCAAGGCCGAGCAGCTCGCGCAATACCCGGACGTGCAGCTGCCGAAATCGTTCAGCTCATTCGCGCAAACATCGCGCGACGGTAACACCTGGGACGCCTTTGGTGGGCGCACCGTCACGGCCGCGATCGTGGCCAGCCGGCAGCGCTTCTACGACTTCAATGACCCGACCCAGGTGTCGTTGAACTGGCGCCAGGGCTACACCAACCACATCCAGTGGCTGGCCGCCATGTTTGTCGATGGCTCGCTGCGCCAGTTCGTGCCGGTCGTATTGACCACGAAGGGTATGCAGGCCAAGCACATGAACGACGCGCTCAAGGCCTGGCGCGAGGCGCTCACCGCCGCCGACGCCAAGCTCAACAAGTACCCGATCTCGGCCTTCGCCCTCTCGCTCGGGTCGCAGGGCGAGGAGCCGACCTTCGAGCGCGTCGGCAAGGCCCCGAAGCAATCGACCATCACGCCCATCAAGCCCGTGATCGTGGGCGACATCGCCAAGCGCCTTGTTCCGGCCGACACGGCCATGGCGCTCGTCGACCTGCGCACCAAGGCTGCCGATTGGCTGATGGCGTGGGCGGTCCAGGCCGGGCAGGCCAGCGCTCCTGTCGCAAACGCTGCGCCTGTCATGGCCGAGGACATCCCGTTCTGATCCACCCAGGAGAGGCCGCCGGTTTTGCTGACGGCGGCCAGCAAGGAGCCATCATGGACATCGACGTACAGAGCTATCAAAAGCTCGCCATCCAGATCAAAGACACCGACATCCGCCTCAAGCACCTACGCGAAGACTACGACGCGCGTGTCATCGCCATCACCCCTGAAACGGGCTGGCCGGGCAAGAACGCCGACGAGCGCGACACGGCTAAGGCCCGGGCCGAGGCATCCGACTCTGCGCTGTTTAGCCTGCGCGAGTTGATCCGCGACGCCGAGAGCAAACTGGCAGGTTACGAAGGCGACATGGCCGCCTTTGAGATCGCCCGCCGCGAACGCGAGTGGCAGGTGCGCGAGCAGATCGTCGCCGCCCTGCGCGAGAAGGGCATCAGCGAGGCGCTGCCGTTCTGATGACGGTCAGCAAATCATCAAAGGAACTCACATGGACACCGTTACCAAACTCACGAACTTGCTTGCCATTATGAACGAGCCCGCGCCGGCGACGATGCCGGTCACCGCGCCACTCCCGACCGGTGGCGTGTTGTCGATCGTCGTGGCTGATCGCGGCTGGGTCTACATCGGACGTGTCGAGCAAGAGGCCGACTGGCTCACAGTCATCGACGCGCGCCAGATCACGCGCTGGGGCACCACGAAGGGCCTGAACGAACTGGTCGACGGCCCAACATCCAACACGCGCTTGGGTGCTCCGGCGTCGATCCGTGTGCCGATGCGTGCCGTCATCACCGTGATCCCGGTCGTCGCCAGCAAGTGGGAGGGTAAGTGACGGTCAAGCGTCAAGCGTCAGCGGTCACGCTGACGCTTGACGGCGACGGCGACGGCGACGGCGACGGCGACGGCTACGGCTACGGCGACGGCGACGGCTACGGCTACGGCTACGGCGACGGCTACGGCGACGGCGACGGCTACGGCTACGGCGACGGCGACGGCGACGGCTACGGCGACGGCTACGGCGACGGCTACGGCGACGGCGACGGCTACGGCGACGGCGACGGCGACGGCGACGGCTACGGCGACGGCTACGGCGACGGCTACGGCTACGGCGGAAAGGCCTAAACCACGTCACCGGGCACTGGCAGCCTGGCGGGTTCGAGGCCCGCCGCCCGGTTTCTCATCCAATTCCGGAGGTAGCTGTGAGCGTCAAACTGATGAGTAAGGTCTTCGACACACATTTTGATTGGGGCGAAGGTGCGCCAAGCGAGCCGACCATCAAGCTGGTGATGCTGGCCCTGGCCGACCACGCCAGCGACACCGGCGAGGCCGTCTACCCCAGCATCGCGCACGTCTGCGCAAAGACTGGACTGTCACGACAGACTGTCAAGAACGTCCTGTCGGCAGCTCGCGATCAGGGTGTTCTGGTGGCGATCGGACGCCGCAAGCAGGTCATCGAGTACCGCATGACCCTGGAGGGACACCAGGTGACCAGGACACCAGGTGTCCCGGTACCAGGACACCACGTGTCCCTGACCAGGCCACCAGGTGTCCACGTAACCATCAATGAACCGTCAAAGGAACCACCATGCGCTGACGCGCGCGCGAGCACGCCCTCTGGTCGGGATCCAATGGACACCCATTTGGCCTTCGAGGCTCTGAAGGCTCACGGGCGCGCCGCAGGCAAGGACGCCGGCGCCGAGGCGCACCCGCTGGCCGGGACGCCGCACCTCGTGGCGCTCTGCCAGGCCTTCGAGCGGGCAGCCGGGTTCTACCTGGTCGATTTGCCGAAGTCGCGTCGGGGCCTGTGGCGTAAGGACCTTGAGGACCTGGCCAGCGCCGGCGTTACGGCCGACGACGTGCAGCGCCTGGTCTCGTATGCCCGCAGCCACAAGTGGCAGGTCCTACGGCCCGGGAGCCTGACCAACGCCGTCGGTGAGGTCCGCCGCAAACAGGGCGGCCCACAGCCTCGCCAGTCCACCGAACTGCAGCCGAGCTGGTGACATGGCTCTCTTCGACACCACTGCCGAACGCGCCGTATTGGGCGCACTCATGATCCAGGCCTCGGACGGATGGGAGCCTGAGCTGCACGTGCGGCCCGAGATGTTCACGCAACGCGAGATTGGCGAGGCCGTCAGCGCGTACCTGCAGCTGCGCGCTCAGCGTCGGCCCGCCAACCTGATCGCCGTCGGCGCCGTCACCGGCAACTCCGAGCTGATCGGCGAGTGCATCAGAGACGCGCCCAATAGCGCGATGCTCGAGGAGTACGAGGCCCAGGTGATCGAGGCAGCTCGCCGCCGGCGCCTGGTCGAGCTGGCGCAGCGCGCGGCTCGTGTGGCCCACGACGACGCAGCCGACCTTGATCACGTGCTGCCCGCGATCGCGGACGACATCGCCGGCCTGCGGCGCACGCCCGAATCGGACGACGTCGCCGGCTCGATCGAGCGGGAGTCGCAGGCCACGTGGGAGTGGGTCGAGGACAAAACTCGGCTGCTCGGCCGCACGACCGGGATCTCGATCCTCGATCGCTACAGCGACGGCCTGCGACCGGAGCTCTATGTCATCGGCGCCAGGCCGGGCATGGGCAAGTCGTCGCTCATGACGCAGTGCCTGGATGGCCAGACCACGGCCGGCATGCACGTCTTCTGCGCCACGCTGGAGATGTCGATCGGGCGTCTGGCGTCTCGCATCGCGTTCCAGAGGATGCAGATCGCCAAAGAGCAGCTGAACGTGCTCAACCGGAACGCCTGGATTGAGCACATGGCAAGCGTCCGCGACAACCCGAACGTGACCTGGTACTCCGGGGCGCGCAGTCGTGAGACAGACGACATCGTGGCCGCCATCCTCGATGCGCATCGCCGGCGGCCGCTCGACGTCGTCTGGATCGATCACCTCGGATACATCAACCACCGCGGCGATCGCGGCGAAACGAAAGCCAGCAAGATTGGCAATACCACCAAGTCGTTGGCCGCGCTGACGCACAAGCTGGGCATCCCGGTGATGCTCCTTTGTCAGTTGAACCGCGAGGCTGCCGACGGCGCACCGCCGGTGCTCACCGATCTCCGTGAGAGTGGCGAGATCGAACAGGACGCCCGCCACGTCTGGATGCTGCACCGACCCGGTTACTACGACGACGTCACGGCGGCCGCGCACGTGCCGCAGCAGTACGAGATCTGGATCCGCAAAGCCCAGGACGCGGGCACCGGCCACATGCCGCTCATGTGGCGCGCTGACTGCGCCCGTATCTATCCGAGACAACATGAGGTACAGCGATGAAGGTCTATCAGAACCTGCCCGAAGAAGTGCTGGACAGAGCTCGCCAATACCGCGGAACCGGCGATGAGCACGCCTGGGAAGCGGCCGACTTCGTCGCGGGCGTCGTGGCTGAATGCACGCGCTCACGCGGCGATCGCACCCGAGCCCTCAAGCAGCTCGCGCAGCATATGGGCATCAGCCGCGCGTCAGCGTCCGATTATTGTCAGCTCGCTGAGACCTACGAGCCCGGGATCCGCAATCGCTACAGCAACCTGTTGACCATTGGCCACTTCCGCGAGGCGATGCGATCAAAAACGCACGCGCCGGTTGAACTGCTCGAGCGCGCCATCAGGACCGCTGACGAGTGGAGCGGAATGCCGATGCCCGTCGATGTCCTGCGCGAGACGGTACGCAACCTCAACGCGGACCTTGAGCCGGCGAAGACGAAACGCGAGCTCGCCAAGATGTATCTCGATCGCGCCTACAAAGCGCTGGCTGACGCGCTCACCTACGTCGACGACAAGAGCAAAGGCGAGGTCAGCTTTCTAATGTCGCGCCTGGAGCGGATGAAGCTATGAGCAACACCTTCACTGCTTATCCGCTGGCCTGGCCCATGGGTTGGGGTCGCACGTCGCGCCGGTCGCGAAGCCGCTATAGCGACCGCAGCGTGGCCATGGCTCGCATCGAACTCACCGACGAGCTGCGCCTGATGGGAGCGCGCGACGTCGTGATCAGTTCCAACCTGCAGCTGCGCAACGATGGGTTGCCGCGATCGGGTCAGCGTCAGCCTCTCGACCCTGGCGTTGCCGTGTACTTCAAGCGCAAGGGCAAGGACGGATGCTTTGCTTGCGACACGTGGCTCAGCGTCGAAGACAACCTCTGGGCGATCGTGCTCACGATCAGGGCGCTGCGCCAGATCGATCGCGCCGGCGCCAGCGACATGCTCGATCGCGCGTTCACGGGCTTCCAGGCTTTGCCGGCGCCATCCTCGGAATGGTGGCAGGTACTGGGCGTGGAGCCCGACGTCGCGGAAGTGTTGGTGCGCGCACGATACCGCGAGTTAGTGAAACAGCATCACACCGACGCCGGCGGCGATCGCATCCAGTTTGAGCGGATCCAGAACGCGTGGCAGCGGTATCGCCAACTCCAGGGGGTGGCCGCGTGAGCCGCCAATACAAACGCCGCACCGACAGCACGCAGGACGACATCGTCAATGGTCTGCGCGGCACCGGGTGGCGGGTCACGGTGATGAGCAGCCTGGGGTTCGGCGTCCCGGACATCCGCGCGAACAAGGCCGACGTCGGGATCTGGTTCGACGCCAAGTCGACGAGCGACCCTGTTGTGCGCAAGTCGCAGATCAAGTTCGCGCTGCTGTTCCCTGAGAGTTTCTTCGTCGCCGCGATCACACCAACGTTTGCGATCCAGATGGCGCAGCGGATTTGGGCAGGGCGCACGATGCTGCGCGGCGCTTACCACTGCGAGGACGGCGTGAGGTTGGAGAGTTGAGATGAGACCGGTTCTTAAGTATCCAGGCAGCAAAGCCAGAATCGCAGATTGGGTCGTTGATCACTTTCCTGCGCACAGGATCTACGTTGAACCATTCTTTGGGTCTGGTGCGGTCTTCTTTGAGCTGGCCTCACGTCGGCAACTGATACACGCCGCAATCAACGATCTCTCAGGCGACGTCGTCAACTTCTTTCGCACGATGCGCGACAGCCCTGAGGAGTTGAGCCGCGCCTTGTCGCTGACACCGTGGGCACAAGAGGAGCTTGTCAAAGCTCGCTTGCGAGATAACTGTACGCCGACTGAACAAGCCAGACGTTTCGCAGTGCGATGCTTTCAGGGTTTCGGTTCAAGGCTGTCCCGTGCGCCGGGCTGGCGGGTTCATGGCCGCAAGACCGCGTCGACAGTCTCGGTCTGGCGAGACTTACCCGATCGCGTCCAGGCTGCCGCCGATTTGTTACTGAACTGCGAGATCCACAACACCGAAGCCGTGCGCATGATCGAGATGTACGCCGGCGACGATGTGCTGATCTATGCTGATCCGCCTTACCCGATCGACGCACGCAAGTCACGCGACACAATGTACCTGCACGAGATGACCTTGAAGGATCATGCGCGACTTCTCGATGTGCTCTTGGCGCACACTGGGCCCGTGGTCGTATCCGGGTATCAGCACGAGCTCTACAACAATCGACTACAGGGTTGGTATCAGGTCGCGAAACATACGCGCAACGCTGTGGGGGCACGATCAACAGAAGTGCTGTGGATCAACCGGGAAGTGGGTTCAAGGTTGTTTTGATGTTTCAGCGACCGGGCTTCTTCGCGTATGTCGTGTTCGGCCTGCTCATCGGCACCATGGTCTGCGCGAACGCGCTGAACACGATGCCGCGCGTCGATGAGGCACAGGCCGCCGAAGATCAGGCAGCTGCGCCGACCGCAAGCGCCAGCGACGCCAGCACGGCGATGCCTGACGTGCTGGCCACGACCGATGCCGCCGGCGTGGCCACGAGCCAGGCCGCTCGCGCCTGGCAGACCGACACCCAGGTCGTTCGAGCCGAGGGCACCCGCGTGGCCGAGACGCAGACACCGGCGAGCTGGACGCAGAGCGCGATCGTCAATCAGCAGGTACTCAACAATGCCGAGATCGACCAGGCGCTGCTCGGTGTGCAGCAGCTCGCCGCGACGGTCACCATGATGCCGACGGCGGACTGGATGACCGACGTGGCCCGCTGGCCGACGGCGCAGGCCGAGCAGACGCAGGCGGCGTTCGAACAGCAGCAGGCGGACAAGCGTCGCGGCTGGGAGGCGCTGGTCGCTGACCTGTGGGGCGCGGCGGCTGCCGCGGTGCCGACGGCTATTCTGATCGCGCTGGTTGTGTCCGCGATCGTCCTGCCCAATGCGCTCTCGTGGCGGTTGCAAGGCGCAGCCGGTGGACAGGCACAGGCCACGGTCGAGCAATCCAAGCGTCGCGAGCCGATCCCGACCACAACCAGCGGGCAGCCGTCCCTGCCCATCGATCCGCATACGAAGACCGAGCACCTGGCACTGCGGGTTCTGGGGCGCATGGCGGGCATCAGCGGTGCAGATAGCACGATGCTCACCAGTGCGCCGGAGTTCAATGACAACCGCGGCCGAGATCGCGTCGTTGCGGCCTTATGCGCCAGCGGCTTGGCCGTGTCCGAGAACGGCGTCGGCGTCGGCCTGACACGTGGGCAAACCATCGGCGACGTTGTTCATGCCATCGCGAGTGGCGGGATCCGGCTACCCGACCCCCCTACTCCGGCAGAAGATGGCTGAAAACACCTTACCGGTAAGGTGGGTAAGGTTCGGTAAGGTCGTCAGACGGCAGTGGGGGAGTGGTCTATGCGCGGGATGATCGCGATCTACTTGGCTCTCGTGGCGCTCTATGTCATAGGCATCCTGATGGTTACGGACGCCCTGGCCCAGAGCCGCCGTCGATCTGGACGCTGGCGCCGGCTACGCCCGGCAGGGAGTTTTGATGACCGTCAGCAAAACCGGCGTCGGGCGGGTTTAGGCGACCTCAACACGAATCAGAGAGTGGCGAAAAGGCCGTTACATCCTTTGTAACGGCCCCTTTCCCGCTCAAGGCATATACGACTATGGATAGACGCCAGAACGCGGCCCGGAAGGCCATCCGTGCAATTGTCCGTTCGACAGGCGGTTTACGGCCGGCCGAGCGCTATATCCGCGCCAGATGGCCTGGGCAGCCCCGATACCCGAGCGCCGCCCTGCTCAAGCAAATCAAAGACGGCGCGCGCAAGCCGCAGCCGTGGTTGTGCGAAGTGCTCGGTATTCCCGAGGCCG